TCTTACCACAGTACTTGTGGTAGTCATAAGTCTTGCTTGTGAAGTGGTTCTTTAGAGAAAGATAAGTCTTGTAGGTGTCAAATGGTCCCACTTTGAGCATGATTTAGAATACAAGTTTTGCACGCGAAGTTCTCTTTAAGAAGTTTAGATCAATCGCATTTGATTTGACCTTTTCCTTCAGAGGTTTTGACATTAACTTCGGTACAGATTCTAACTCAATACTGTTTTTTTCGCAAAAGTAGACGATCGCATCGATATAGTTCATCTCCTCGTTAGTTTTAACAAGGTACTCGATCTCTTGTGCGAACTTTGCAGGGCAAAAGAACTTCTTCTCTAGTGCTTTTTCGAGTTCATTTTCCATATTGTTCCAGTTTATCCCCAACAAATTTTCTAATATATTGGGTGAGTAGTTTGATGTACTTTGATTTGTCTCGTTCTTCATAGACGACGCATTCTCCATTTTCACATGCCATTAAAATAATGAGTTTCTTCACAGGGATTTCAGTCAGTTCATAAAACATACAAGCGTATGCTGCTGCCTGAACGAAGTAGTGGTCAATCCACTCTCGGGGTTTTGGTTTCTTACTAGTTTTGAAATCAATGATAGCGAGTTCACCATCATAGTCAGCAATGCAGTCAACTGTTCCTGCAATCCCCAACTGCTTACTATAAAGTGAACTCTCTAGTGCTCGGATATTATTTATCTTATTAAGTTCAGGTTTGGCAATCTTGAATAAAAGATCTGAAAGAGGTTGAACTTTAGGAAGTTCTTGATTCTTCAGATAGTATTCAGTCAGTGTATGCATGTCAGTACCACGACTGGTAGCAGCTTTAGTGATACGATCTGCTTCTTCATTGCCAACTTTCTTTCTCCATTTAACAAAAATCTCTTTGTTAAAGTGACTAGTGACAGAAGTAATAGAAACAAACCTCATGAGACGATTCTCATGAGGTACTTTGTAGTATCTTACTCCGTCTATAGTTTCACGATCAAGTTGAGGTAACTCAGTTTCAATAAAGTTAAATGTCACAAGTTAGAATCCTGTTTTGCAATAAGATATTCCTTGACAAGTCCAGAGCGAACAATGTCATCAATACCGAACTCAATGAGATCAAAAGATTCCATCTTGCGAAGAATACTCATGAAATCAATGATTCCGTTTCTTTCGTTAGTTTTCAAAAGATCGGTTTGAGTGGCGTCACCACAAAAAACGATACGACTATTTTCACCAACACGAGTCATTATACTATCAAGTTCATGAAAATTCAAGTTTTGAAATTCATCAACAATAATAACTGCATTATCAAGAGTGGTTCCACGTAAAAATGATGTGGACCAGAACTTAATAGTTTCTTGTGTTTTGAGATTACCATAGAGCATCTCAAAGTCTGCGTCTGATGGCATCTCAAACATATACTTCACCATATTCTTATATGGAATCTGGTAAAGTGCTGCCTTGTCCTCGTGGTCACCAGGCAGGAAACCAATCTCACGGGTCGCTACAAGGGAACGAACGATGTAAACCTTCTCATACTCCGTGTTCTCATCCAAAACGTCACGTAGGGCGTTGTAGAGGGCAATGAAGGTCTTTCCTGTTCCCGCTGCACCATAAGCAATCAGTTGTTTACCATCATCGTAACTTTCAAAAAACGCTTTTTGATTTACCGTAAGTGGTTCAATGTCAATCAACAAATCTGTATTGATTGGTTTCCTACGCTTCATCTGCTTTGCGGTCAACCCAACTCCAATGGGTTGGTCAGACTTTCTTTTTCTTGCCATACTAGAAAGGTTTTACTCGTGATCCAGGTGCTTTAGATGCCTTCTTAAGGACTTCATTCCAACCTGGGTTTTTATTGATAAGTTTATCAGTCCACTCTCCTACCTCTCCACATGCGGGAGCAGTAGAAGGATCCGACCAATCCCGTTGCCACTCAGGATTGTCTTTACACCATTGAGACCAGTCGTGAACACTCATCGACACTTCTTTCTGTTCACCAGTCTCTTTATGAATAACAGGGTATGTTGCCATAATCAATCTCAATGTGTTTTATTTAGTTCCAGTCCATTGCACGGGCAACCGTAGGGAACTGACCAGCAAAGATTGTCTTGCAACCTTCAGCGATTTGCATATGTTCCAGTTGGGTTCCGTTACCAGACCTCAGGTCAATATAATGAATCCATGAGCGAATTGATCCCGTCATGTAGATTTTGGTTGGAGTGGCGAGAGGAAGCACAAAACGAGCACACTCCTTTGCAACACCTCGTCCAAGCATCTGTTGATACAATGCCATAGAGGAATCAAACAGAGTCTTTGTCTGCTTCTCCAACATAGCAATGACTTCAGGATCTAGATCATCTGTGCTGTTCTGACGATTCTTGGTGTCCTGACGACGGAACTTAGGAATCGGAATCTCATCGCCAAGCAGAGAAGAATCTGCATAGCGTTGTGAAAATTCTTGATAAGTGAAACTACGGTGACGCAAAATTTGAGCTGCGATACCTCTAGAAGTGTTGATCTCCAGAGTCATGAATGCTTGCTCAAAGATACTCCAGTGTTGGTTTTTGATGCAATACTTGATCAACCCCTCAAAACTGTCATTGTCCTGATTATTTGGATTGCTCACACGAGCACAATAAGCGATATGTTTTTCTGCCTCAGGAGTGACAGAGATTAGTGAAACTTTGCTCATAACATTTTTAATAATTTAAATTCTTTGTGATGATTTCTATCACCCTTGTATGTTTTATGTAGATTTTGTTTTGATAGATTATTTTCAGAACAAAATTTTGTAAGATTTTCAACTTCTATTATATTACCATCAGGAACTTTAATCAACCATTTTCTAGAGTTGTCTGGCATTTTAAAAACATTATTTCTAATGGCATCTTCAATATTTTCTTTTATTGTTCCCCACTTTAGATTAGATAAAGAATTATTATCTTTATTGTCATCAAGATGTCTGACTATTTCATGACCCTTTGCGTTTGGAATAAATGCCATAGCAAGAAGTTGATGTAGTCCCTTGTGCTTTCTTTTTCCTTTTAAATCATACAAGGTAAAAGTACAGTATCCTCTTTTGTTTTTATGTCCGTTAATATATTTTTTAAGTTTAATCGAATAAACTTTTCCATCTGGATATATTTTATAATAAGGATACTCATCAAGTATTCTATAATCCATCTCCGTCATCGTCATTGATCAATCTGTACGGACTATTTATAGGATTAGTCACACTATCGTCATAGTCATCATCGTTGAAAACCTCATCATAATCCGTGATAGGAAATGGAGTGTAGTCTTCTGCAGACACTTTGTATGCGTCCACATCTGAGTATACCTCAGACTCTAGTTCCGTGACAAGCTCTTTCAGTTTTGATAAAAGAACTTTTAGTTTGTCCTTCTCCATAAAAACTCGATGATATATTTAAGATATAATTATACAACAAAAAAAGCGGGGTCGCAACCCCGCTTCAAATACTTAAGATTTTAGATTCATTCCAAAATCCCCCTACAAATACGCTTGCAAGTCGCCTGATCATCGTCGCACTCTATCAGACAGTTGTAATAGTCATTGAGCAGATCAGATTCCTCCATTGTTCTATCCAATGTTTTACTCAAACGATTAATACTTTGTTTCCAACCTGCGAGATGATTGTGTGATAACAGATTGTGCATAACACGTCTCCATATTAAACATTAAAGAAATAGACATCATGCAGTCACCAAAAAATTTTAAGAGGGGCTTTGCTGCATTTTCTTTTTCCTCCAACACTCTATCATATCTAGACAAGTTTTGGTATCTTAGTATACATTTATTGCTTTTTTACATAAGTACAAAAAAAGAGAGGTTTCTTAACAACCTCTCTTATTAAATGCAGGCATAGAATATTTTATATTCAACCAGTCTCGCAAGTGTATTCGATAGCAGGACCAGTATGCTACTCCTCTATATTTGAGTAGATAGCAACTTGGAGGTCTACTATCTTTATCCATGTCATCATAATGATAGACATAGTTTTGCATTTTACCCCCTACTCAGAAGGAGTAGTTCTGCATAAATCATACCAATGAATGCTACACAACCTATGGACGTGAGTCCAACGACTGTAAATGCTTCCATGGCGTCCTCACTTATTGTAAGTATGACCACGATAGCAGAAAGTGCCATGCACTTCATCAGCTTCTCCATGCTTGCACTCAAACTTCACACCACGATATGTAGTGTGAAGAATTTGTGCGTCATGAAGACGTGCTGCTTTCTCGATTTGCTTTTTGATGATTGTAAGTGTGTTCATTGTAGTGACTCCTAAAAGAATGGGTGATTGAACCTTCTCTCGTTTCCGAGGATCCGTTTCCCGTTCCTTCAGTCGTTTGCGTCCCATTTACATTCAGGTGTTGCTTCCTTTAAGGTTTCCAACAATTCAATCTTAACCATTTTGCTAAGATCTTCATTTGCCTTAATCCTCAGCATAATAGCATCGGATTGTTGGCATGTGAGTGTAGTGTAGAGTAATAGATCTACCATGGGATCAACGCTCCGTTGCGCGACTTACTTGCGTCCTAGACCAACTGTTGATCACATTGCCCTTCTACCTTAGATCTAAAATAACCAATGAGGTTATACTTAGATCGTCGGTCAAGATTGTCATCCATGAGGATTTCAATCCGTTTTTGTAAGAACCTTTCACAAGACATGTGCCAACCATAAGGGTTAGCGTCATTATGATGGGCAAGGGTCAATGCCAGCAACGTGCTGATCATTGGATGAACGTACTAGAGTATTATAACTCCTATACTCTATGTAGTCAAGTTATTTTGTAATGTACGATACTGTATTAAGATTCTTTTAAGACTTTACAAACAGACCTCTGCTACTCATATACTTAAGAGTTTCGTTCATATTACCGATATGAGTATATCCGATATTGATTTGAGGGTATGTTGCTTCTGAACCAAACTCTGCCTCAAATCCTCGTTGAGTAAAGTGTTGTCCTAGTTTGTACTCTAAAAACTCTCCACCAAGAGACTTAAGCAGCATTGCCATGCGCTCACACTCTTGACTTCCATTACTGTAGATTACTACTGTCTGGTTCATTTTTTTGTAGAGAACACTTCTTGCCATTGCCTATTAGTCATGTCTCCTCACTAATCTCTCTGACGCCAATCATCAGGTTTATCTTGTTTGAACCAATCTACTATTTCATCCGCGCCACTAAACCCCGTTTTATAGTTAGATGGGTCGGGGTCGCCTAGTCCCATCTTATTCATAAAATCATCCATACTGCCCTCCTGTATGTCCTGAGCAGCCTGGCGTCTTGCTTTGTTCAACCAGTCTCTTGCTGTTGTATGACTCTTGGCAAGTTTCTCTGCCCAAATCATATCCTCTAACTGGACTTCCTCTTTGTTTGCAATCTTCTTACAAATGAACTCTAGTCGGAGTCGATATTGAGTAGAAAGCATACGCTAGTCCCGCAATTTTTTCTGTAAATCTGTAACCCGTGTGTATTCATCCAAAGCAGTTTGAGAACGATACTCCAAGATAGAGTTGATATCGTCTAAGATTACTTCAGTAGCAACATACTCGTCTAAGTATTTATCAAGAGCTTCCTTGAGATAGCGATACCTATGCCACTCAGGACTGTATGGTTTGTAGTTCATGATAAAAGGTTTATATGGTTCATAGCATAGCAGTATCTCCTCAAGGTGTCAACGCTCAATGTAACTAAGCGTATGGTCTTGAGAGTTGAGTTGATGAATGATAATATCACACCCAACCTTTGGTTCTGCATCACCGCATGTGTAGATGTCACATGCTGCTTTACCTTCCTCTGGCCAAGTATGAATAGAAATATGAGACTCAGAGAGCATACAAATAGCAGTCACCCCCTGAGGTTTGAACTTATGAGATATTGTTTTTAAAACTGTGGCACCACTTGCTACAGCAGCATCCTCCAGTAAACCC